ATTTTTTTTGCTTCCACATCATCCAGTAACCGCAAAAGAGCGGGGCGTTTTTTATATGGCTTTCTTGCGGAAATACCAGCATCCTCATATACGCCTACTACCGTCATGTTATGGCTCTTTGCGTAGCTTTCAAGGGCGGCTCGCTGGTCGCCCAGGGACAGGCCGTGGCGGGCCTGTTCTTCCGTGCTTACCCGGATATATAATGCGGCCCGCATTTTTTCTTCTGGGATTTTCACTTGCGTTTTCCTCCTGCTTTGCTATAATGGAGGAGCGGATTGCTTTGCATCAGCATCCGCTTCCTGATCGCCGCCTCCGGTATTTCGGTATCGGAGGCGGCTCCTCTTTTTATCCTCTGAAAAGGCCCATGCTGGGGTTTAACAGGTCCAGGGTAATGCCATACACCAGCGCCAGGGCAAAAATAAACAGCAGGGCAAAGATTACCCGGTTCTTGTGCTTAATGGTTTCATTTAACAGCTTGTTTATGTCTTGTTCGTGGCCCACTTGCTGGGTAAGCAGGGCTTCCTCCCGCTCCGTCAAATCTTCGCCTTTCGGCACGATCTCAAAATACCGGTCCAGGGACACCCCCAGGCTCTTGCAAATGGGACCGACAGTGTAGACGGACGGCTGTTTAGAGGCGCTGGAAAAGTAGTTATTGACGGTCGAGATAGAGATTCCGGATTCGTCCGCTATGGTTTGCGCTGTTTTTCTTTGTGCTTCTCGTTCCTTCCAACAAAGATCCTGGATAGTTTCCATTGGGTGCGCTCCTTTCGTTTGCCCAGTTTCTGGCAGATGTTACCAAGCCTAATTTTACCAGATTCTCACGAATCGGACGGATTCTGCCTTTGCCTCGGCTTGCTTTGCCAACCACCACCCTGCTATGATGCAGCCATAGCAGGTAGGCTTGATGTTTCGTGGCTATCTGCTATAAGGCCCCTCTGCCGGTTGCAGGCGGCAGGGGGGCCAACAGAACACAATTGCGATTGGCTCCCCAATCGATATAGTATTACATATTGGAATCTTGTTGTTGACTTGCGATTGCAAATTGTATAAACTAAAAGGAAGAAGGCGGGGAATTGAAAGAACTGTTGTGTGCGGGATCTTCGGCGCTTGCGCCGGAAGATGTGCGGAATAGGTTGATTTCCGAAATTATGACGTTGACAGAAGAACAGCTCGCCTATGTTTTGCAGCATTTGGAGGAAGTATTATGAGCTACGCTGTTTTGTGCGGCTTGGCCGCCTTTGCCTTTGCAGGCACAATTATACAGTGGGTGTGGATTTGGGTGCTGATTAAAAAACTGTTTTCCGTGGAAGAAAAGTTATATTGCGAGTTAGCAAAATTTGCCCAGCAAATACCCGCCAACCGCGCAAAGAATGCTGGTTGCGATGCCGATCCAGAAGTATAGGCGCGCTTTCTTTTCGGCGGCTCTCTTTTCGTCTTGAAGCTTGATATATTCTTGCACACCGCGTGGGATAACAGTGCCTTTGGCAAGTTCGGGGATTTCAAAATGTAAGTCAGGCATATGTTGATTTCCTTCTACATTAGTTTTTTTGCTTCCAAAACTACGCCAAGCAGCTTTCTACATTGCTCATCCGTAAGAGAATAAACAATATCCAATAACGCTTTACGCTCTGCGCTAATGCCCTCGATCTTCGGATCGGGGGCTTCTTCTTTCCGCAGCTCCGCCACCAGCTCTTTTACCCTCTGGATATCCTCCAAGCACTTGGCCGTTTCTTCATCCGTCTCTCCTTCTTGCAGCAGGATTTCTTCCGGGGTGGTTTCTAGGAGGATGCACATGCGGGCGGCTTCTTCGGCGTCAGGCAGGCTTAAATTTTTGCATCTTCTTAAATCACTAATCCATCGATTGTTTTTGCCAAATTTCCTTGAAAATGCCGCTTCGCTTATATCGTTTCTTTTGCAAAAATCTGAAATTAAATTTACGCTGCTTTTATTAAGCAAAACGCTGTTAATTTTTTTGGGCATATATAATTTTCCTTTAGTCCAATTGTACTCCGGCCTGCAAAGCAATTTTTGTCAGCTTTTGATAATTCTTAGTATTAGAATTTTTCATCCTTGAATACCCTGCCAATGATTTTGGGCACAACTCCGGCAATTTTTCTTGCAATAAATAATACTCATGGCGAAGTTTTCGTTTTCGTAAACGCTCTTCTTCCATTTTCTTAATTTCTTTTTTCCATTCAAAATATTTCAATGGGCTTGAAAAATCCCACAAAGAAAAACGAGGGTAAAATCCTTCTTTTTTAAAATGCTCATCAACTCTTTGCTCTTCTTCCCAAGCTTCTTTATGCGCCCCAATATTATGCAACCAAGAAATTCCGGATATGTAGGAATCATATTTCCATATCATATCAGAAACAAACATTAAACTATGAGCCTTGCGAATGCATTCTACGGCTATTTGTACGTGCCCGGCCCTGCAATGGTCAATAAAGCATTTGCCTCTAAGATAGTACTCTACCCTTCCTGTTGGAGAATCGCCGTTAACTTCCCGGCAAGGAACCGGGATACTTCGTATACCTTGAACGGTTTCAAAATCGTATGCGTTTTTGAGCCGAGCAATCTCATTTTCTCTTATCTCTAAATATGCCGCATTTTTTTCTTCAAGAGAAACTGATTCGTCGTCAAAAATATTGTATGCGCCTGTAGATCGCAAGATATTAAAAGAACTATTAAGCATACAAAATCACCAAATTAAAAAAGCGAATATTGTACATAACATAAAATCCTACATAATGGCGGATATTCCATTGACATCCACCATTATGTAGGCTATAATAGCCTTACAGAACTTCACAAGGCAACAAAAAACCAAGCCCCCTCGGATTTCTCCGTTCTGCGGGCCTATGACCGATATTTTGTTGGCTGACACTTACATAATAGCGGCCGTATCTCTGTTTGTCAAGATGAAGTTCTTCATATTGAAAGGAGGGTTTCATTTGACATTGAAGGAGCTTCGGGAGGCGGCGGGGCTGAAACAGCCCTATGTCGCACGGAAGCTGTACGTTTCCCAGAATGCCGTTTCTCAGTGGGAGCGAGGAGCCAACGGCATCGCAAGCAAGTTCGTTCCCAAACTGGCGAAGCTGTACCACGTCACCGACGAGGAGATCATCGCCGCCATCCGGGCGGCGCAAGAAGCAAGGGCGGGTGAGGGGGCATGAAGCGGTTCATTAAGCGATTTATTAAGTGCTTTTTGGTTTGTTGCGCAACGATTGCGGTAGCCGCTACGGTCGCCATCATTTTAATGCTTGTTACGGCGTTGATCGTTGGGACGGAGAACGGCGTATTATTCTGCATCGTGCTTCTCCTCTTGCTGGCGGCGGCCGTTGGCTTGGTTGTGGCGATAATTGAGGAGGACTAAGGAGGAAGCATGAATTACATCAACAATCCCATGGGAATGTGTTGCTGCTCTCTGGGAGAGAGCGATGATATCTACGTAAAGCCCGCAGAAGTCCTGGTCAACACCAAGACGCGCGAGCCGCTGAAGCAGGGGGAGCTTCCGAAAGTTGGGCGCTCCTACGATTGCATCAGAATGTTTGCCTTGCAACGGGGCTATACGGTGGTCAAGTTCTACCCCACGGAATCTGAGGCGAACGCGGCCTATGATGAGTTGGTCAACGCTTTGCGCTCCCAGGGGCGCGTGTTTGAGGTTTGACCGCAAGAAGGAGATGCGCAGGAGACAAGCGTTTCCCGCATATCGTGGCATGAGGAGGTCGTGTTATGGATTGCTTTGAGCAGGCTTATAGGTTTTTGATCGAGAAGACCCTAGCCCGGTACGGCTATACCGCCGAAATTGAGATCTTCCGGGAAGAAAAGGAAACGGAGGAGGCGAAGGCCTGAGCCGCCGGAAGGCGGCGATGGACAAGCTCCCAACAAAGGAGGACAAGCACATGGATGGATACACGCTGGCGCTGGTGGTGATCGGTGCTGGGACGGCCACGAGCTGGGTGTTCCGGCTCATTGATAGGATCGAGGGGCGGAGATGAGCCGCAACCCCACGAAGGACAAGCTTATGGCGAAGCTGGATGCTATGGAAAACTACGCCAGGACCCAGAAGGGCGCTCCGTACCTGATGGAGCAGCACCCAACGGGTATTATCTGGTGGGAAGGTTACCTGGCGGCGCTGCGGGATATCAGGAAGGAGATGGGGAAGGGATGAAAGTCCTGGTTGCCTGCGAGGAATCGCAGGAAGTCTGCAAAGCATTCCGGGAACGAGGGCACGAGGCTTACTCCTGCGATGTGCAGGGGCCCAGTGGTGGGCATCCCGAGTGGCATATTTTGGGGGATGCACTGGAAGCCCTTAAAGGCGAGTTTATTCTCACTATGGACAATCTTCTCCACTATATTGGGCGTTGGGATATGGTAATCGCTCATCCTCCTTGTACTTATCTTACAGCCGCAAGCGCTGTCCGGCTCTTTGCGCCGGATCATTCGATTAAAGATTCTGCCCGTGATTCCAAGGGGTGGGCGGCTGCCGATTTTTTTATGGAGTTCTGGAAATGCGATATCCGATACGTGGCTATCGAGAATCCCTGCCCGTTACGGCGATATTCGCTTCCGCCTTATAGTCAGATTATTGAGCCGTATATGTTTGGCGATCCGTGGAAAAAACGGACTTGCCTTTGGCTACGCAATTTGCCCCTATTGCGGCCTACGAATATTGTAGAGCCTAAGGGGCTTTGGGTTGGGAGTACTTCTGGCCGTCGTGATGCTTCTGTGTATTCTCGGTATTCTCTTTCTTCACATCGTGATCAGCGGACAAGATCGAGGACTTTCCCCGGCATCGCCGCCGCGATGGCAGAACAGTGGGGCAGCCTATGAACACCTGCAAGCCTTTGTATTTGTGGGTCACGTCGGATAAGTACGAACTGCCGCTGGCGGTAGCGGATTCCGCGGAGGATTTGGCCCGGATGGCGGATGTCACCGTTGGGACGGTGACTGCTTCCCTCAGCCGCAGGAAACGCGCAAAACGTCCTGGGCGCTCCAAGTATCAGGTCGTGTGGGTGCCCAGGGGAAAAGTTTGAAGGAGGAAAAAGCGAAATGGAGCAGTTTGACAAGAAGAGCATTTTGGAGATGTCCATGGGCGCCATCCTGGAGCGGGTGGACTACGAGATGGGCCGGGTGCTGGAAAACGTCTTGGACCCCAACACCAAGGCCACGGCCAAGCGGAAGATCACCGTGGGGCTGGAGCTGGTGCCCAGCGCCGACCGGAAGACCATCACGGTCCTTACCACGGCGAAGGCGGCCCTGGTCCCCACGGACCCCGTGACTACCAGCCTCTTTATCACCTCCGCTCCCAACACCGGCGAGATGGTGGTGGCGGAGATGGTCCCCCAGGTGCCTGGCCAGATTTTCATGGACGGGGACGAGCAGGAACAGCCCAAGATCCTCAGATTTGCCCGGCAGGCGTAAGCCGGAACGTTGAAAGGAGATTTACCTATGCTGAAAGAATTTGCCCAGTACCTCGTGTCCCTCAAGGACAACAAGACCTATGACATCCACGGCGACACCTATTCCGACCGTGACCTGGTCCGCATTGAGCCTCACATCGACCGGCCCACCAGCATCTCCGTCTCCGGCCTGGACAGCATCGTGAAGCTGGTCCGCAATGAAATGGACATGCTCACCAACCTGCCGGTCTTCATCCGTGTGGACGGCGCCAACCGGGTCGTTGTGTTCACGACCTACGATGACGTGATGCGCAGAGACAGCCTCTACATTGCGGAGTGCGATGTTCCCGGCTTCCGTGATGGCTTCCGAGAGTATGAGAAGGCCATCATCGAGCTCCGGAGTAAGTTCGCCCCTGGCCCCGGCGTGGACTACATGCTGGACCTGCTCTCCCGCATCAGCAAGGAGAATGGCGTGACCACCAGCGACAACGGCGTTTCCCAGACGGTGGAGGCCCGGCAGGGCGTCTCCCTGAAGACGATGGTGGCGGTCAAGCCTCGTGTGGCACTGCGCCCCTATCGCACTTTCCTGGAGGTGGATCAGCCGGAGAGTGAGTTCCTGCTGCGGCTGGACGACAACGGCAATGTGGGCCTCTTCGAGGCCGACGGCGGTATGTGGAAGCAGACGGCCAAGGCCAGCATCCTGTCTTACTTCGAGGAGCACCTGGCCGAAGAGGTCAAGGCGGGCAAGGTCATTGTGATGATGTGATGGATGCCCCCGGCGGCCAAAGCGGCCGCCGGGGGAGAGAACGGAGGAAAAAGCAATGAACGAAGAAATGAAGATGACCCAGGAACGGGAAGGCCGGATCCTGGAGGCCGCCATCGACACTTGGGGCTCTGAGATGCAGATCGTCGTGGCCATCGAGGAGATGAGCGAGCTGACGAAGGCCCTCACCAAGTACATCCGGGCCGATGATGCTGCCACGATTTCGGCTACTAGTATCCGGGAGGAGATGGCCGACGTGGGCATCATGCTCAACCAGCTCTCCCTCATTTTTGGCGATACCACCGAGGAGGAGATCTGCAAGCTGAACCGCCTGCGGCGGAGAATCGAGGATGTGACCGGTGAGACGCTTTTCTGACATGGATATCCCGGAGCGGCCGCTGGAGCCGCCGGAGCCAGAAGAAAATCCCCGCTGCCCCTGTTGCGGCGAGGAGTGCGAGACGCTGTACCGGGCGTTCTCCGGGGCCGTCGTTGGCTGCGAGAAGTGCGTGGACGCCCTGGACGCCTGGGAAAACCGGCATTTGGCAGATTAAATTTTGGGAAGCAATAGGAGGACAACATGAAGGAGATCAAGGTTAAGCTGACATTTACGGAGCCCATTTTGGGAACGTCTCCGGCCAATCCCGAGGTGTATCGGGAGTTCATCGGCAGCAAAAGCCCGGACGCTTTGAGCGTGGAGGATGAGGTTGCCGCTCTTGGTGCCGACGCTGTGGCGGATAAGGGCATGACGGTATTTCCCCGTCTGGATGATGGCACGCCGTTTCTTTACGATTACCAGATCAAGGGATTTTTCAAGGATACCTGCGGCGGCCTTCGCAAAGTGAAGGGAACCGCAAGTGAGAAGATCAAGGCGTACAAGAAGGAAATCGACAAGCTGATTTTTCCGGAGCCCAGAACGATTCCGCTCCTGTTTGACGGCAAAATCGGCGAGTGCCAGCGCCCCCTGAGAGCGCAGACGGCGCAGGGAGAGCGCATCAGCCTTGCGATGAGCGAGGAGATTCCCGCCGGGGCAACGTGCGAGTTTACCGTTGTCTGCCTCTGTGATGACCACGAGAAGGCGGTCCGGGAATGGCTGGATTATGGCCGCTTCTCCGGCATCGGCCAGTGGCGCAACAGCGGGAAAGGCAGATTCCGCTGGGAGGAGCTGTAAGCGACGGATCTGCTCCGACTCGCCTAGATGAGCAAAGGCTATGTTCCGAGTGTCGCAGCGAGGGAACAGCTTGGCACGGAAAAGCGCTGAATGGCAATGGAAATGTTAGGGAACGCATTCGCTGTGGACGGAACAGCAAGGGCGCAGTTGAGCGATGATCAGCACTGGAATTGCCCGGTAATGCATTGGGACGACCTGCAAAGGCGAGGTTTCGTGGAGCACGGCAATGGAGCTGCGATGATTTCTTCTGCGTTGCATGGCAATGGGGGTGCATGGCACTGCGGAGAACAGCGACGGAAGAGTGGCGCAGAGAAACGCAGAGCGGTGGAATAGGTTGGCATCGGGAGGAACTGGACGGCGATGTGGAAGCATCGCATTGAAACGCAATGGGAAGACGAAGTAAAGCAGGGTGAAGAGTTTGATTTATAAGGAGGACAAATGAAGCTTTACGAAATTGACCCGGCGATCGACGCTTTGATTGAAAAGCTGATCGACCCGGAGACGGGAGAAATCACCGATACCAGCGCAATTGAGGCGCTGGAAATGGAAAAGACCAAGAAAATCGAGAATCTGGCTTGCTACATCAAGAACCTTACGGCGGACGCCGCCGCCTACAAGGCGGAGAAGGACGCCTTTGCCGCCCGCCAGAAGGCGGCGGAAAACCAGGCAAAGCGAATGAAGGATTACCTCTCTTTCGTTCTGCACGGAGAAAATTTTGAGTCCGCCCGCTGCAAGATTTCTTTTCGGGCAACGCCCCCCAGTGTAAGCATCCTGGATATGGGCACGGTGGTGGAGTGGCTGGAAACGCATGGATACGAGGACGCCGTGAAGTATGAGGCCCCGACGGTATCCAAGACGGAGCTCAAGCGCATCATGGCGACGGAGCCGGTCCCCGGAGCGGAATTGGTCTCCGGGCTCAGCATGGGGGTGAAGTGATGAACATCTATGAGAGCATCGCCGCCATCATGCAGGAAATTCCCGCCATCGGGAAGGACAAGAAGAATCAGCAGCAGGGATTTAAGTACCGGGGCATCGATGATGTGATGAACGCCCTGCAACCTATCCTCTCTAAAAACAAGGTTTTTGTGGTCCCGGAAGTCCTGGAGCAGAGCCGGGAGGAGCGGCAGACCAACAAGGGCGGTACGCTGATGTACTCCGTGATGCGGATCAAGTACAGCTTTTACGCTGAGGATGGCACATTCGTTTCCGCCGTGGTTATCGGCGAGGGCATGGACAGCGGCGACAAGGCCAGCAACAAGGCAATGTCTATCGCCATGAAGTACGCATTTTTCCAGGTGTTTTGCATCCCTACCGAGGAAATGAAGGACCCGGACGCAGAAACGCCGGAGCCCAGCACGGCCAAGAAGAAAGCGGCTATCCCGCCCAAATGCGCCAAATGCGGGAAGGAGATCACGCCTGTAGAAAAGCGTGACGGCACCCTGTGGACCGTCCCCGATATGTGCACTTACAGCAAACTCAAATTCGGGGCGGAGCTTTGCGGCGCCTGCATGAAGGCTGAACAGCAGGAACGGGCCCATGCAGGCTAACGCATCGGATTTTCGGTGGTCCATGGATGCTTCCGGCGATTGGCTTTGCATCCGGACAAAAGGCGCTAGGAAGATTCTGGACGAGCTTACGCCTGGGAAATTGTATGACGTGGAGATCAAACGGCATCGGGAGCGGCGAAGTCTTGATGCCAACGCCTACTTTTGGAGTTTGGCTGATAAATTGGCCGCAAAAACGGGGATCCCTAAAACCGATATCTACCGCCTATATATCCGAGATATAGGAGGGAACAGCGAGACTCTTTGCGTAGCAGAGGACGCCGCCCAAAGGTTGCGGGCCGGGTGGGAGCATAATGGGCTTGGCTGGCAAACGGATACGTTTCCCAGCAAAAAGCCGGGCTATATCAACGTTATCCTCTACTACGGGTCCAGCACCTATGATTCGGCGCAAATGTCCCGGTTAATTGACATGATCGTCTATGACTGCAAATCCCAGGGCATTGAGACGATGCCGCCGGACAAGCTGGCGGCGCTGATGGAGGGGTGGGAATGCGGAAGATGACTAAGGCCACCGCCATCCCCGCAACCGTGAAAATCGTCGTATGGGCCAGAGATGGCCATAGGTGCATCCTTTGCGGTTCTTCCGTTGGAGCGCCGGTAGCCCACGTTATCCGGCGCTCCCAGGGTGGGAGGGGGATAGAACAGAACATTGTGACGCTCTGCTCCACCTGCCACAGGGAGTTTGACGAGGGGCCGCACAGGAAGGAAATCTACAAGCGCATTACCGATTATCTGGAAGGATTTTACCCCGGTTGGAGCCGGGAAAGCGTGATTTACAAAAAGGGGGACATTTAATGAGCCTTAACAGGATTTGCCTTATGGGTCGCCTGACCAGGGACCCTGAGCTTCGGCGGACCGGCAACGGTACCGCAGTGACATCGTTTACCATTGCCGTTGATCGGGATTTCAAGTCCCAGGACGGCGAGAAAGAGACGGACTTTATCGATATCGTCGCCTGGCGGACTACGGCGGAATTTGCCAGCAAGTATTTCTCCAAGGGCCGTATGGCTGTGGTGACCGGGCGGCTGCAGCTCCGTGGCTGGACCGACAAGGAGGGCAATAAGCGCCGGACCGCCGAGGTCGTGGCAGACAACGTGTATTTCGGCGATTCCAAGCGCCAGGAGGGTAGCGATAGCGCCCAGGCAGAGAATGCCGCAGAAGGGACGTATGGCGGCTTTGCGGAGGCCGAGGACGACGGGGACCTTCCGTTTTAAGGCGGTGCCGTCGTGCCGAACAGAATAATCAAAGAGAGCATTTGCGATTCGGAAAAACTTGCGGCTCTTTCGGATTTTGAGTTTCGGCTATGGGTCGGCTTAATTACTCAGGCGGATGACGCAGGGCGTGGCGACGCCCGCCCTGCTTACATCAAGGGGCACGTTTTCCCGTTTCGGGAAAGGGTAACAACAAAGGATATCAGTGCTGCGCTTCACGCATTGGCGGCGGTTAGCTGCGTCACCCTCTACACTGTAGGCGGGAGGCCCTACTATTCGTTCCCAAGCTGGGCCAAGCACCAGAGAATCCGGGATTGTAAACCTAAGTACCCCGGCCCTGAAAATGCCGACCTGCCGCAACCTGCGGCGGACTGCGGCGACTTGCCGCAACCTGCGGCGGACTGCGGCCTGAATCCAATACAATACGAATCCGAATCCAATCCGAATCCGAATTATATAGGCACGGAGCCGCAAGCGGCGTCCATGCCGCCGGTGATTTTTTTGCCGCTGAATGACGGAACCGAATATCCGGTTTCCCAGGAGCAGTGCCATGAATGGGCGGGCCTGTACCCTGCTGTCGACGTGATACAGCAGCTTCGGCAAATGAGGGCGTGGCTGATCGCCAATCCCAGACGTCGGAAAACCGCACGAGGAATCAATGGGTTTATCGTGAATTGGCTTTCAAGGGAGCAAGATAAACCCGGAAGGAAAAGTACATATTCCGCAGAAACCCAGCAAAAGCAGGGGCGGAAGAGCTGGACCGATATTTGCGAGGAAATGGAGGGGACCACATGACTGTACAGGAAACCTCAACGATCATGAACGTGTTGAACGCCGCCTATCCCGGTTTCTACGCCAAATCCAGCGATGCGGAGCGCAAGCAGATTTTGGGACTTTGGGCCGAGATGTTCCGGGAGGATGACGTTGCCTTGGTGGCTGCCGCCGTTAAGGCGCTCATCGTGGCGGAGGCGTCCAGCTTTCCGCCGACCATCGGGCAAGTCAAGGCCCGGCTGCGGCAGATCACCACGCCTCAGGAGATGACCGAGGGCGAGGCGTGGGCCCTGGTGGCCGCCGCCATCCGCAACAGCGCCTATGATAGCCGCCGGGAGTTTGAGCGGCTGCCGGAGGCCGTGCGGCGCTTTGTGGGATCTCCGTCCCAACTGCGGGAATGGGCCATGATGGACAGCGACACGGTACATAGCGTGGTGGCCTCCAACTTCCAGCGGAATTTTCGGGTGCGGCAGAAGGCTGACCGAGAGATGGCGGCCCTCCCGGCAGACGTCCGGGCCATGATTGGAAGCGCCGCATCAACGCTGCGGCTGAATGGCCCCAAGGAGGCGCTGGATGGTTGACCATGTGCGGGTGGTGGTAGACGTGTACCGGGTTGACGACTACATGGCGGCAAAGGAATCCGTGGCAATGATGCTGGAACCGCTTGGGAATGTCCGGGTGGTGCAGGTGATTGCGGACGGGAAGACAAGTTAGGAGGACAAAATGACTAGAAAAGAAATTTTGGAAGCCGCTGAGAAATGCGTATGCGGCGATCGGGAACAGGACTATGGCAGCCCGGAAAAATCTTTTATGGCTATTGGGAAGCTTTGGGAGATTTACTTACTGGAAAAGTTCCAGCAGCGGAGAGGGACGAAGATTCTACCGGAGGACGTGGCGGCCATGATGTGCCTTTTCAAATTGGCCCGTATCGCCACGGGGCATGGCAAGGCAGATAACTGGATTGACTTGGCCGGGTATGCTGCCTGCGGCGGGGAGCTGGAGGCATCGGATGGCTGATTACATTGATCGGGGCGTATTGCTCCAAAGAGCATGGGACGCTGGTGTGAAATGCGGATACATCAAGGCTGTGGATGTCGAGGAGCTTTTAAGCCTGCCAATTGCTGAGGGTGTAACACGGGTGTGCCGCTGCATGCAGTGTGCCTATGCCAAGTGGTCCGAGCGGAGCAAGGCCTACTACTGCCAACGCCGTTGGGCCATGCATAAGGTCCGAGAGCGGGATTTCTGCTCTTACGGGCGGAGGAAGGACGGCGAAACATGATTACCTGCTGTGCGGATTGCGAGAAACGCTATGTCAATTGCCACAGTAAATGCGAGGCATATTTACAGCAGCGGGCGGAGCACGAGGCGGGGAAAGACGTTATCCGGGATATCCGGAAGAAAAACGATGCCATGTACTGCTATTCCCGGGATTCCAAGCGGCGCACGGAGAGGCGGGCGAACCGGAAGAGGTGGCGATAAGATGGCGCTGACATCGGCAGACCTGGCCCGGATGGGCCCGAAGGCGCAGAAGCAAGTGCTGCAAAAGCTGGGAGCGCAGCAGCGGCCTAGGGAGAAAAAGACGAGTAAGTACCATGCCAAACCCACAGATGTGTGGATGCCGGATGGCACGGTGAGGCATTTCGCCAGCGAAAAAGAGGCGGAAAGGTTTCGGGAACTGGACTTGCTGCAAAGGACGGGCCAGATTACGGGCTTGCGCTGCCAGGTGCCGTTTGAGCTGATTCCCAAGCAGAAAAGAGCCGATGGGAACTGGGAGCATCCCTGCACCTATGTTGCGGATTTTGTGTATCGGGACGGCTGCAAAGTGGTGGTGGAGGACGTGAAAGGCTATGACGACTCCAAGAGCGCCGCTTACCGGCTGTTTATCATCAAGCGGAAGCTGATGCTGATGGTGCATGGAATCACGATCAAGGAGGTTTAGGAGAAAAAAGTGAAACGAAATGTTTGGGAGATAACGTACATCGTATGGATAGTTTTTATGGTGGGCTTGCTGCTTTTCTGGCCCGCCAGCGCCGCCGAAGACACGGAACGCACGGAAAATCGCACGGAAGGGGCGGAGGAACGCACGGAGTGCGTGATTGATGAGCCAGAGGAGGATTCCGAGAACGAATACATTGAAGCGGCGCTTTACGCATCCGGGTACTTCCGGGAAGATGTACCTCTCGACGGCGATACCCAGGCGCTCTTACGAGCGGCTTGCGAAGAGACTGGTATCCCCTATGAGCTGGCCCTTGCTGTGATCCGGCAGGAGACGGAGTTCCGCAATATTACGGGTGATGATGGGCACAGCGTGGGCTATATGCAGGTACAGCGGCGCTGGCACGAGGACCGGATGGCCCGCCTGGGTGTGGCGGACCTCACGGACCCTTACGGCAATTTCCGGGTGGGCTGTGACTACCTGGCGGAGCTGCTGGGGAAATACACGCTGGAAGAGGCGCTGACGGCCTACAACAGCGGGAAGCCCGGGAAGAGCGCCTATGCTTCCAATGTCTTGGCGTATATGGAGGCGTACTATGGCGATTAAATGCAAGGGGTGTATCCATCGCAACCTCAGCAGCTACGCCGGATACTGCGATTATCTCAAAAACACCGGCCATTGCAAAATCGCAACAGCAGTCCGGGCGGATGGAACGGAGTATAAGACCGTCTCACCTGTGGAGAGCTGTGCGTTTTTTGAGCCAGGGCGTCGGAAGAAGCCCGCCGTTGAGACATGGAGGCTGGCCCCCGCTGTTGCGAAGATCGACTATAGGCTGATCTACAAGCTGTATCTGCAAGGGCTTACGGATAGGGCAGTTGCGGAAAAGGTCGGATGCAACGTCAACACCGTATGGGCATGGCGGAAGAAGAATAATCTGCCGGCCAACCGGTACAAGAAGACGCACGGAACATCATTTTCGTGAGGTCACGAAAATGGTTCGCCCGCTGGGGGAGCGGGAGAGGAAGGGGGGTAGGGGGGATGGAGAGGGTGAGGGGGCCTGTGGTGATGATGGGTAATAGAGAAGCAGAAGGCTTAGGGAGGGGAAGTGTGACGGAATGAGCAAGCCAAGATATCCTTGGTGGGGATATGTAAAAGCAATCATCCGGCAGTATAACGGAGGGGAGTTTGCCCCGGCGACCGCCTCCCAGATTGCGGAGTATCAGGCGGTCCGAGAAGCGGTAGAGCAAACGGAAGCCATGAACGGTGGCAAGGAACGAATCTGGCTTGTGCGGATCGTGTTTTGGGAGCGGACGCATACCCTGGAGGGAGCGGCGCTGGAAGTGCATTGCTCAGAGCGTACCGCCCGCCGGTGGCATACGGAGTTTATCCTTCTGGTCGCCAGAAAAAGAGGGCTCTTGGATTAAAAGTTGGCCTTAAAAAGCCATTGACTTGTGTTACAGTGGGAGATGGGAGGATATTCCTTCCACCTCCCACTTCCCTTTCTGTCGCCCGTGCGGTGGTCCGTCCTCCTTCTGCCGCACGGGAATATGCCATAGCATGGAAAGGCCGGTAGGTCTTCTGCCGTGCGCTGGTTCGATTCCAGCCTGTGGCACCAAGTCCCAAAGCTGACGGTGTACGAGGGTATAGCAGCAAGAGCCAAAGGCGAAGCGTGTATCCTGTCAGCAGGGCTCGGCTCCGAGCGAGGGCCGCCCGATTTGCCCGCATTGAATCGAGCGTAATCTAGAACGTGGAAACCGCCTGCGGAGTTCCACAAATGCGGGATTTGCCGCACGCACGATGCAGCCCAACGATCAGGGCCGAGAGGCCGCACCTCTCATGCGGCACAGCATGTTTGATGCAGGGTCGCTCCCTTCCGTGCAAGCCGGACGGAACACAGACCGATAGTAACTGCGACACGACGGAGAGCAACGCCGGATAGCCCACAATGAGAGGGCGTGCGAGCCACGACACAATCGGACTTCGAGAGCCGAAAAATCGGGGCACAAAGTAGGGGGCTGGCCGTCATAGTCCCCACCCCGGAATGGTCGCTGAAAACTACGCACGCGGGGGAGCGAGCTCCCTATCTCGATGGGCAGGTCCGTGGATCGTGTCCGGAGTGCTTGCGAGGCACCGGACCCGAGATCGTAAGACAATCTAAGCGGCAAGACGACAGGACTCCCCGCACCTCTCAACGATGTGTCCCAGGGGAGACATTTGGAAGCGTAGCTCAATTGGCAGAGCACCCGGCTGATAATCGGGCGGTTGTAGGTTCAAGTCCTGCCGTTTCCACCAAAAGAGGAGAGCCGCTGCCTTGGGAATGGGCGTAGCGCCCGCCTGGAAGTGCGGCAATCGTGTATGCCCCTCAAAACCGAAGGCTTGCGTTTACATGTGGGCTATTTGTAGGTTCTGCGGGGCGGGTAAAGTCTGCTACGCACGGCCAAGGGGTGGGGGCTGGTAGCAAAAGAGAGGAGTGAGCGCATGGCTGCCGGAGCGCCAAGAAAATGGAAAAGCGTAAAGGCAATGCAGGAAGCCATTGACGCTTATTTCAAGAAATGCGAAGGGGAGCCGCTCATTGTTGATGGTTCTGTCGCTGTGGATAAATACGGCGTGCCTATTATCATCAACGTGAAGCCGCCGACTGTTACGGGGCTTGCGCTGGCGCTTGGATTCACAGGGAGGCAAGCGCTGTTAGATTATCAGGCGAGGCCAGAATTCGCGGACACGGTTACGCGCGCAAAGTCCCGATGCGAGGAATACGCCGAATCCCGGCTCTACGATAAGGACGGGGCAAACGGTGCGAAATTCTCGCTTGGGTGCAACTTTGGATGGCGTGAAGCGACTGAAATGAAAATCAGCGCCGAACCTGTAAAGGTTATCATTGATGTCTGAAATTAGACTATCTGAAAAAATTGGTCCCGCATTCTATTCGGTTGCCAAAGACGTGTTTGAGCACGGGCATACGCATTACGACGAGAGCGGCGGGAGAGGATCCCTGAAATCCTCGTTTATCTCTATTGTTGTTCCGCTGCTTCTTGTAAATAACCCGGGGACCCATGCGTTGGTGCTTCGCAAGGTGGCAAACACCATCCGGGATAGCGTGTATGCTCAATACATGTGGGCGATTGGTGAATTGGGGATGGCGGCGTTTTGGGACGCTAAAGTATCCCCTATGGAGCTTATCTACAGGCCTACCGGGCAGAAAATTATGTTTCGGGGCGCCGATGATCCCATGAAAATCAAATCCATCAAAGTGCCGTTTGGATATATCGCTGTAACGCACTTTGAGGAAAAGGACCAGTTTTCCGGAAGAGCGGAAATCCGAAACATCCTGCAATCCACAATGCGTGGCGGCTCAAAGTACTGGAATTTTGAGAGCTACAACCCCCCAATCAGCCGTGATAACTGGGCAAACAAGGATAGCCTGGAAGACCGCCCGGACCGGCTTTGCCACAAATCAACGTACCTGCAAGCGCCGCCTGAGTGGCTAGGGCAGCAGTTTATTGATGAGGCGGAGCATTTAAGAGAGACGGACGAGCGGGCGTATCAGCACGAGTATCTGGGGATTCCGGTTGGCACGGGCGGGAACGTCTTTGATAAATTGGAGTTGCGGGAAATCACGGACGCAGAGGTTGCCGCATTCGATCATATTTACCAGGGCGTTGACTGGGGTTATTTCCCCGATCCGTTCGCCTTTATCCGGCTCCATTATGATCGGGCGAGGGAAACCATCTATCTGCTGGACGAAATTTATGAGAACAAGCTCTCTAACGAGCAGAGCGCCCAAAAGATTCTCAAAAAGGGATACAATGACGTCCGCCTCATCTGCGATAGCGCAGAGCCTAAAAGCGTGGCGGACTTCCGGGCGATGCGTCTTCCGGCGTTTGAGGCCATTAAGGGCCCCGGCTCTGTAGAGTATGGCATGAAATTCCTGCAACGCAGAACCATCGTAATTGATAGAAAACGGACCCCACACGCTTACGATGAGTTTGTGGGGTATGAGTATGAGAGGAATAACGACGGAGACATTATCAGCGGCTACCCGGACGCCAACAACCATTTGATTGATGCCACCCGGTACGCCTTAGAGCCTGTGAGCCGCAGAATGGGAGTTATCGCATGACGGTAATCGACAAACTCAAACAGCTTGGCTATACCACGATCCCCGAGGAGTTTTACACGCAGGTTGATGTGTGGAAGTCCTGGTATCAGGGAAACGTCAAGGGGTTCCATCGCTACAAGCGCTATAACGGCCATGATTGGGTGAGCTGCGAACGGGCGACGCTTGGCATGGGGAAGAAGGTTTGCGAGGATTGGGCAAACCTTCTGATGAACGAAAAAGTCCAGATCACGCTGGAAGGACAGAAGGAGCAGGAATTCATTGATCGCATCCTGACGGAGAATAATTTTTCCGTTAAGGCAAACGAGATGCAGGAAATGAAATCCGCTCTTGGCACGGTAGCCTATATTCCTAGAGTGATTGGGCAGAGCGTCCGTAGCGACGGTGAGCCCATTCCGGGCGAAGCGACTGGGATTGAGCTGGATTACGTTACCATCGAGCATATTTTCCCCCTTGCGTGGCGGAATGGCTTTATCTCCGAGTGCGCCTTTGATAGCGTGGTAACGGTGCACGGAAAGACGTACCTGTATCTCCAGATTCACCGAAAAGACGCAAACGGCCTGTACGTCATCGAGAACAGCATTTACCGCTATGAAAACGAAACCCTGTCCGATGTTGCGTTGACGGATGTTTCCGGGTTTGAGCGCATTCCGCCCGTGGTACATACCGGAAGCGATAAGCGGCAGTTCGTGATTGATCGTCCTAACATCGCCAACAATTTTAATTACCTTCTCCCGACGGGTATCCCTGTATTTGCCAACGCAATTGATGTACTTCGTGGCGTGGATAGCGCCTATGATTGCTACGTCAACGAGTTTGAAAACGGCCCTCTGTTACTTGCGGTAAAAATGCCCGCTACCAGGTGGGAGGATGGGAAGCCGTCTCTCGATTCCCATGATCGCCGGTTTTATCTCCTGGAAGAAGATACTCAGCAGGGGAGCGTTGTTGAGCCCATTTCCCCGCAGCTCCGCACAGATAAGCTCAATGTGGGCTTGCAAGATCAGCTAAACCTTTTATCTAGCAAGTGCGGCTTTGGAGAAACCTATTACCGTTTTAACGGCAATAGCATGGCCACGGCGACACAGGTTATCAGTGAAAACAGCACCATGTTCAGCACAATCAGAAAACACGAAATCGTGTTGCGGCAGGCGCTTGTGGAGCTGTGCCGCGTGATCCTGCGGCTGGGCAATACCGCAATGAACGCGGGGCTCAACGAAAATGTAGTGATTACGGTTAATTTCGACGATTCGATTATCACCGATACCGAAAGCGAGCGGGCGCAGGACCGGCAGGATGTAAGCATGGGAGCCATGAGCCTTGTTGAATACCGAATGAAATGGTATGGGGAAGACGAAGCGACGGCAAGGAAAATGCTTCCGAAGCTGCAAGAGCTGGTGGACGAGAAACAGGATGAGGTCGAATAATGGGCGGGCGTGGCGCTAGTAGCGGCATGAGCGTAAAGGGCAAGCCTTACGGCAGCGAATTTAGAACGCTTCTAAAAGTTGGCAATATTAAGTTTGTAAAGGCGGTTGACGGTGCGCAGAAAACGCCAATGGAAACCATGACACGTGGGCGCATATACGTAACGCTGAACAAGAACAACAATATCAAATCAATTACATATTATGATGTCGAGAACAAGCGCACAAAACAAATAGACCTAGACAGACCGCATGATAAGGTTTCCCCGCATACCCACCACGGCTATATTCACAACGAGAATAACAGTACAAAAGGGTATGCGAACCTTACAACCGAAGAAAAGAAGATGGTTGCAAGGGTGAAAAGAATATGGTACAATCGGCGTAGCAAGTAGTGGTGTAATGGCAGCACACTTTGTTTGAGGGAGTTCCGGTTTGATTCCGGGCGCTTGCTATGCCGTAAGGTGCAGAAATGCATCTTACGGCATTTTGCTTGTTGGAGGTTGTGAGGTTGTATGATAAATTTTGAAAACCTCGACAAGTTTACATTTTCCGGCGTTGGCAAGTACGGCATTCCGCAGATTGAGCCGGTCAAGGCATACCCGAAAAGCGATTTTATCCCGGTAAATTACCATTACGCAGAAAAAGACCCGGCAAGCAAAATTGTACATTTCTTTGTGGACGATTACCAATTTATCCGGCACTGGAATACGCCGGATAAGTACATTCCGAAGCTTTCACAGTTTGCGGCGGTGTGCGCGCCTGATTTTTCCACATACACAGATATGCCGCTTGCAATGCAGATATACAATCACTATCGTAAACACTGGCTTGCGGCATACTGGCAGCTCCACGGAATGACGGTTTATCCGACAATCTCATGGAGCGATGAGAATAGTTATGACTGGTGCTTTGACGGTGAACCTGTCGGCGGTGTTGTGGCGGTTTCCTCGGTGGGGACGCAGAAAAACAAGGAAAGCAACCGCTTGTTTTTGCGTGGCTATGAGGAAATGATGAAAAGGCTACTGCCGAAATGGGTGATCTTTTATGGGAAGGTCCCCCCAGAGTGCGATTGGAACGTAATACGCATAGCTCCACACTACGATAGCATTGTTAACAGGAGGAAAGCAAAATGGGCGGAAGAGGAGGAAGCGGAAGTTTTGGATTTGCATCAATAAATGCTGCTAGGGCAAAAATCGCCAACCTAAAAAAAGAACAGCTTTTTGTATTTGCTCCATCGGGCGATTTGCTCTATAAAGAGCAAGGAACAGCTCAACACGCAGGATACGGCGATACCGACTATAAAGGGAATATTGTTTTACACAATCATCCGGAGGGCGTTCTTCCCGTCCCGTCCTTAAAAGATATTGAAACGTGGCAAAAGTCGGGCGCCAAAGCAATCATAATTGAGAGCCGAGATGCAACGTTTACATTATCTGGGCCTCACAACAAGGGATTTTATGAAACGCTAGCATATAATCATAATTATGTCCGACGAGCCGTAAGAGAAGCGGCAAATAAAGTGTCAGCCGATTATAAGGCGGGAAAGTACAAAAGTCCGCAGGAGGCCAAGGCAGCGAGCAGAAAAGCGCAAACAGAAGCGACAAACAATGTGTATGCCAAATTTGCAAAAGCCGCTGGTGTTAAGTATGCGTTTAAATGGAAAAAGAAAAAGTCTTGAAAAAGTACCCTTTTACGCCAGAGCTGCTAGATGCCCTCCCCGAAGAATTGGCAAAGTTGTATCGAGGCCTTGAAGATACACTTTTAGATGAAATATGCTCTCGCCTTAAAGCCGCCGACCAGCTCAACGAGGTAACGGTGCAAGATATCCGGGCTTTGCGAGCGCACGGTATTGATCTCAAAGAGGTTGAAAAGGCCATCCGCCAGACTTCCGGCATCAGCGAGAAAAAGCTCAAAAAGCTGCTAGACGATGTAGTAGAGCGCAACCAAAAATACTACACCGAAATGATTGATCTCGCCCACGTCACGCAGCCGGAAACGCTGGTGGACGCCGCCACGGTGGATACGATCAGGCGGCAAACGCTGGATACGTTCCGAAACCTGACGGCCTCCATGGGATTTCTGGTAGACGCAGGGCGGACAATGCTCCCACCGGCAAAGGCTTACCAATGGGCGCTTGATATTGCCGTAATGCAAATCCAGAGCGGCGCTATCAGCTACAATCAGGCTATCAAATCCGCCGTAAAACAGCTAGCGGAAAGCGGCCTAAAGGTGGTTGACTATGAGAGTGGCCATCGAGATCAAATTGACGTGGCCGCCCGCAGAGCCGTGATGACTGGCGTGAATAAGATTTGCGCAAAGTACACGGAACAATCCGCCGAATATCTGGAAACACCGTATTTTGAAGTTTCCGCCCATGCGGGGGCCCGTGATGTGCCTGGCCCGTCTCCGTGGTCCTCACACAAAGACTGGCAGGGGAAGGTTTATTCCATTCACAGCGGTGATATTTACCCCAACATTTACGAGGTATGCGGGCTTGGGTATGTGGATGGACTGGAAGGAGCCAACTGTCGCCATAAAAGGTTTAGTTGGGTCGAGGGCGTATCAGAGCGCACCTATACCGACGAGCAGCTGGCCCACATTGACGACGGCCTTGGCTGCACCTTTGACGGTAAGAAATACACCGCTTACGAGGCGACCCAGATGCAGCGTCGTGTAGAGCGCCAAATTCGGGCTCAGAAGCGCCTTAAAAACGGCTACAAGGCCGCAAACCTAATGGATGATGCCACGGCGGCAAACTCCAAATTGCACCGCCTAAACGCCAAATACAGGGAGTTTAGCAAGGCGGCGGGCCTGCCGGAGCAGAAAGAAAGGACGATGGTGCTGTATGATTGAGAAAGAAATGGTACAGGCCATCGAGGCTATCCTAAAACGAGGGAACAACGCCGAGGTCCGGCGAAAAGGTGACGGCGTAGTGATTCTGGAAGTTCAAAAGAAAATAAAATACCAATCCCCTGCGTAATTGGGCGAAGGGAAGGGCAATAGGAGCCAACTGACTACGATTTGTAGCCGGTTGGCTCTTTTGTTTTATCAACACTTGCCGAGAGGCGTTAAACCGCTGGGCGACGGCCCAGGAAATAAACGGAGGTAAATCAAATGAGCGAACCCATTAACAATCCCAATCCGAACCCGGCCCCCGTACCGGAGCCGTCCCCTGCGAAGACCTTCACGCAGGAGGAAGTAGACGCCATGATTGGCAAGCGCCTCGCAAAGGCGATGAAGGGTATCCCCAGCGAGGAAGAGATCGCCGCATACCGCACATGGAGAGAGGGCCAGCAGACCGAACAGGAGCGCCAGGCCAAGAGAGACAAGGAGCTTGCCGACAGCAAGTCCGCTCTGACCGCCGCACAGGCTGAAATTGAGCAGATGAAGCGAGACAAGTACGTTTTTTCCAAGGGCCTGACTGGCGAAGAAGCTGAGTTTATCGCATTTAAAGCTCTGAAAATGGTGGACGAAAAAACCACCTTTGAGCAGGCGGTGGACCAGCTTACCGAAAATCGCCAGAAGGTAAGAATCGACTGGGCGGCCCCTGCTGGCGGCGGTGAGAAGAAAATTGACGTAAATGCTGCGATGAACAGTCTGATTCGCAGCGCAGTGAAGTAAGGAGAAAGAATATGGCAACTATTGATCGTTCCGCACTTTCCGGCCTGATCCCTGAGCCCGTAACTCGTGAGATTATGCAGGGAGCTATTGCTGAGAGCGCCGTCCTGCGTATGGGCCGCCGCCTGGCAAACATGTCCAGCAAGACCCAGACCATCAACGTCCTTGACGCTCTGCCCTCCGCTTACTTTGTCAACGGCGAGGCCACTGACAGCGGCGCTGGTGACGCCTGGAAGCAGACCACTAAGATGGCGTGGGACAAGAAGAAAATTTACGCCGAGGAAATCGCCGTCATTGTCCCCATCCCTGAGGCCGTTCTCGATGACTCCGATTACGACATCTGGGGTGAGGTCCGCCCCCGCCTGACTGAGGCTTTCGGCAAGGTTATTGATGCCGCCATCCTGTTTGGCACCAACAAGCCCAGCACTTGGCGTAACGGCGTTGTGCCTTCCGCTATTGCCGCCGGTAATGGCGTGCCCGTTGGCACCAGCGTTTTTGACGACATTATGGGCGAAAACGGCCTGATTGCCAAGGTTGAGCTGGACGGCTTCAATCCCAACGGCGTCATGTCCGCCATCCAGATGCGTGGCAAGCTGCGTGGCCTAAAGGATACCACCGGCCAGCCCATCTTTAAGTCCGATATGCAGGGAGCCACCCGCTACGGCCTTGATGGCATGGACATGTATTTCCCCATGAATGGCGCCTTTGACCCCACCCAGGCTCAGATGATCGTTGGCGACTGGAGCCAGTTGGTCTACGCTATCCGGCAGGATATGACCTTCAAGATTTTCACCGAGGGTGTTATTCAGGACCCCACCACCAAGGCCATCACCTACAACCTGATGCAGAACGACATGGTAGCTCTCCGTGCCGTCATGCGTCTTGGCTGGGAAATCGCCAACCCCATCAACGCCTACAACGCCGATATCACCAACCCCTTCCCCTTCTCTGTGTATGGAAAGGCGGGCACCGTGTCCACTGTGACCGTTTCTCCCGCTACCGCTACCATGGCAAAGGGCGACAAGAAGGCGTTTTCCGCCGTTGTGGCCGGTGATGGCATCGTGAGCGAGAACGTTGAGTGGAGCCAGAATGGCGCTAAGTCCTCCATTTCCGAGGATGGCGTTCTGACTGTGGCCTCCAACGAGACTTCCACCAGCATCACCGTAACTGCCAAGTCCAAGCAGGACAGCAGTAAGACCGGCACCGCTACCGTTACCGTTTCCTGACCTGAAAGGAGCTGACCCGTATGATTTACGCCGACTATGAGTATTACTCCTGCACTTATTGTGGGACTGCCGCAAAAGATGAGGATTTTCCCCGGCTATCCGTTCGGGCCAGCTCCTTCCTCGATTATTACACTCGCAACAAGGCAAAAAATAACGCTGATTTGGACGCTGTAAAAATGTGCTGCTGCGCTCTCATTGACAAGTATGCCGTCATTGAAGCGGCACAGGCGCTTGCCGCTGCAAAAATGGTAGAAGCAGCGAACGGAGATAACGTGAAAAGCGAAACGGTAGGTGGATACTCTCGCACTTTGGCGACCGGCGGTGAATCTGCGTTGGCCGCAATCAACGTAACGGACGGGGCAAAAAAGTTGCTGGCGGCAACATGCAATGAGTACCTTGCCCACACTGGGTTGTTGTATCGGGGAGGAGGCTGCGGATGTACGCTCCCCACACTGTAACGATCTACAACGTCATACAGGGCACCGACAAGGACACTTTCCAGCCCGTCGAGACGCTGAACGTGACTATCCTTCGGGGGGTTATGCTTCAGGCGTCAAAGGGAGCTAACGTCCGTAAGACAGGGCTAGAAGGGGCCGACGCCGTGAACCTGTATATTCCCTTTGCTGTGGAAGCGGTGGACGGAATCACAGGATCTCCAAAGACATATACAGGCCCGCAGGAGTTTTTTGGGGCTGCTGACCGTTCCGGTTTGTGGACGCTTTCGGTTGAAGGAAACGGCGGCATCACAGTCTTTGTCAAAGGTGAATATGTGGCAGACAGTCTCACAAAGGCGCTTTCCCACGATGATAGCTACACCCTGACAAAGGTGGATCGAATGGACTACGGGAGCCCTGGCATGCAGCATTTTGAGTGCGGGGGTGTCTAAGTGGCGTTGAAATTCACGGTTTATACTGACGGTTGGGATGAGATAAAAGAGGCTATCGCAAGGGGATGCACAAAGGCGGAGCACATCGTAGCGGAACAAATCGCAAAAGATACTGAGCCATTTGTACCCATGCGGGAGGGCTCTCTCCGGCAGCGCACAACGGTTGTTGGGAACCAGATCATCTATCCGGGGCCTTATGCCCGTTATCTCTACTATGGGAAACTGATGGTAGACCCGGAAACAAAGAGCCCATACGCCCGCAAAGGAGTAACCAAAGTACTTGCATCGCCTGAGCGTGCTCTAAAGTTTTGGCACCCTGGAACCCGCTCCCACTGGTTTGAAGCTTCTAAAAACCAGAATCTGAAAAAGTGGCTCCGTGTCGCAGACAAGGCGGTGAAACATGAGCTTTGATTTGAATATTGGCAGCAAACCACGGGAAATGGCCTCCAGCAACGAAAAAGCAGACCTTGACCGGCTGATGATGGTATGGGCCAATAAGTTCCCGGACATGCCTGAAAACGTCATGCTCATCAAGTATGAGTATTTCGCCGCAAAAACGGTCGGAATGGCGCTGTCTTCCGTGCAGGGAGCGGCCATCACCAACCGGGATATCCTGGGAGGCTACAAGGCGGAATACTCTTTCGAGATTCACTACCAGATCGAGCCGCCTGGCGCTAGTGATGGAAAACGGCTGGACGCCGTGGAGGTTTTGAACAAATTTGCGGACTGGGCGCAGACACAGCGCCCGGATATCGGAGAGGGCAGACGTGCTCTCAGGGTCGAGCCGACGGCATATGCGTCCTATCTCGGTACGACCACTGACCAATACGAGGACTATTACGTCCCCATGAAACTGACATACGAGGTGAATGTATAATGGCTGATTTGGAATTTAGCACTACTTCCGGCCAGACCATCGCCCGGGAACTCCTGATCGCTTACCTCAACACCGGCACTACCTCCGCACCCGTGTGGAGCGCCATCGGTAAGCGTGTGGAGGATTCTTCCGCCGAGATGGACTGGAGCCAGGAAAGCAAGCAGGATATCCTTGGCAACACCTTTACCACCATGAAGAAGCCTACCATTACGCAGACGTTTGACCCCATTCCCATGGATGCGGGCGACGCCGCAGCGGTAAAGCTGTGGAATCTGGCCGTCAAGGATCACGACGCCCAGGCGCTCTCCAACCAGGATATGCTTATCGCCCATTTCTACGCCACCAGCGGCCAGGCGAAGTTTGCCGAACGCTATTCCGGCTGCGCCGTGGCTGTGACCAGCATTGGCGGCGATGGCGGCGGCGACCTGAACATTGCTACCGAGATTACCTACGGCGGCGACCGGACCCTGGGCACCGTCACTAAGAGCGATAGCGGTGTGACCTTCACGGCGGACGCAGCTTAACGACAGCGGGGCGGGCTCTGCCCGCCCCAATTAGGAGGAGAATATGGCAGAAACGATTTTGATCAACTCCGGCGTCGTCCAGAAGACGCTTGAAACGTCCGACGGAAAGACCTGTGATATCGTCTTCAACCCCACCGATAGCGTTTTCGTGGAAAAGCTGTTTACGGCGTTTGATACGCTGGACAAAAAGCAGGAAGCGTATAAGGCAGAAGTCGAAAAGACCGGCAATAAGCGGGAAGTTTTTGAGATTGCCCGCAAGATGGATGAGGAAATGCGGGAAATTATAGGCGAAGTGTTTGGCTTTGATATCTGCGCTGCGCTGTTTGGTGAAATGAACGTGTACGCTCTGGCGGACGGGCTTCCCGTGTGGGCAAATCTGATGCTTGCCATCATGGACGAGGTAGACACCGCATTTGCCCGGGAGCAGAAAGCTACAAATCCCCGGGTGGCACGGTACACCAAGAAATACCATAAATGAGGTACAGCCTGCCGACAACCGTTGAGATCAACGGGACGGAATACGCTATCAGATCGGACTACCGAGATATCCTCACCATCATTGAGGCGTTTTCCGATGCCGAATTGACGGACGAGGACAAAGCGGAAGTAACACTGGATATTTTTTATCCGGCGTTTCGGGAAATGCCGCAAAGCGACTATGAAGAGGCTTTGCGGCAGTGCGTGATTTTCATCAACGGCGGAAAGGAGACCAAGCCTCAAAAGCAGGGCCCGAAGCTGATGGATTGGCAGCAAGATTTCCCCCTCATCGTTGCTCCCGTCAACCGTGTTCTTGGGACGGAGGTCCGGGCGGAAAAGTACGTCCACTGGTTTACATGGTTAAGCGCTTACTCCGAAATCGGGGATTGTACCTTTGCCCAGGTAGTTGCGATCCGCGGTAAGAAGGCAAAAGGGAAGAAGCTAGATAAGTCTGAGCAGGAGTTCTACAGAAACAATCGTGATTTGGTGGATTTTGAGAGAAAGTACACTGCGGAAGACGAAGAAATAATCAGCAGTTGGATTTAAGGCAGGTGATACGATGGCCGACGGTTCCGTAATTATCGGCGCTGAAATCGACGATAAGCAGGCGCAAACTGAGCTTAATAGACTTAGTAAGAAAATCGACGCCCTTAATAATAAGATCGCAGATAAAAAGCAGGAGAAAATGCCGCTTGTTGAGCAGACAAAGCAGCTTGCCGCAAATCTTGACGCCGCAAAAGCCAAATTGGACCAGATGCAATCGGGCAAAGAATTTTTTACCGCAGAATCGGTAAAAGAGCAGGAGCGGACGGTAAAGAGCCTGCAAAAAGAATATGACGCCGCCGATAAAAGCCTGCAAAACATGGATAAAGCAATTCAAAACGATACGACGGCATTAAACCGGATGAAGGATGAAGCGGGCGGCTATGCGGAGCGCCTTGCTCAAGCCAAAAACGAGACCCGAGGCATTTCCCCTGCTGCGGAAGCGGCAAGTAAGCACATGGAGCAATTTACCAACCGAATCAAGGTTCTGGCCCGCCGTGTGCTCGTTTTCTCTTTGATTACAAAGGCCTTGCGCTCCCTGAAGGATTACATGTGGAGTGCCATCCAAACAAACGAGGACGCTATGGCGTCCATCGCAAAGCTGAAAGCCGCCCTTATGACGCTGGCGCAGCCGATTGTAAACGTAGTTATCCCGGCTTTTACTGTTCTCGTAGATGTAATTACCCGGGTTGTAAACGCTATTTCCAGGTTGCTTTCCATGCTTTTCGGGACGACCGCCGAGGAATCGGCGAAAGCGGCGGAAAACCTGTATGAACAGCAAAAGGCGCTGAAAGGCGTTGGGAGCGCCGCCAAAAAGGCAAAGGGGTCCTTGGCGTCGTTTGACGAAATCAATAAACTGTCCAGCGATAGTTCTGGCAGTGGCGGCGGATCTTCTAGCGGTGTTGTTCCGGATTTTAAAAACATGGTAAGTAGCTCTTTGAGCGCTCTTCTGGAGCTCTTCACGGGTGCGGCGCTGCTTTCCCTGGGCGCAATCCTGGCGTTTTCTGGGGCAAATGTACCGCTTGGCCTTTCTCTCATGGCTCTGGGCGCTCTCGCCATCTGGGACGCTGTATCCACAAACTGGGATGTTATCAAAAATCTGTTACGTGGCGCAATTGGCGACGCTGTAGCGATTACCAGCACCGTTCTCCTGGTTTTCGGCGCATTGCTGGCGTTCAGCGGTGCAAATATCCCGGTTGGTATCGGCATGATTCTTGCTGGGGCCATTGGCCTTGCGGCAGTTACGGCAGCAAACTGGGATACCATGCGGGATACCCTTGCGGAATCCATTGGCAAAGTCTTAACGGTTATCGGCGCTAGTCTTCTGGTAATCGGCGCAATTCTGGCGTTTTCCGGCGTTAAAGTTGCGTTGGGCATTGGGATGATGGTTGCCGGAGCCGCCGTTCTGGCGGTAGGCAGCGCCGCTCTCAACTGGGACGCAATTACGTCTAATGTGCAAACAGCAATCGGAAAGATTTTTCAGATTGTTGGGGCATCCCTTTTGGTGTTAGGCCTTCTCTTTGTGCTGACTGGCGTAAAAATTCCGCTTGGCCTTGGCCTGATGGCAGCGGGCGGAGCTGCGCTGGGCGTCGGGGAAGCGATCCTGAATTGGAACGCCATCAAAGAAAAATTTGCGGAAGTGTGGAGCGGCATCAAGCAATGGTGGAACTCAAATTGTGCCGAATATTTTAAAAAAGAGTATTGGGCAAGTTTTGGGCGAGACTTCATGGATGGGTTTTTGGATGGTCTTAAGAGCGCATTTGAAACAGTAAAAAAGTGGGTCACAAGCGCTGTTAACTGGATCAAATCGCAGTTTTCCGGAGCGAAAGCGGAAGTTTCCAATGCGGGCAGCTCTTTTTCCTCCGCAAGCGGAGGGGCTAGACAGTCGGCAAGTTTTCCCATCTCCGTAAACACTATCCCCGCCCTGGCCCGTGGCGCTGTTATCCCGCCTAACCGGGAGTTTCTGGCCGTGCTGGGTGACCAGCGGAGCGGAAACAACTACGAGGTCCCGGACGCAAAGCTCCGGCAGCTCCTCCGGGAGGAACTGAGTGCTCTTGGCGGGAAAAATGAGGCGGTCCTGATGCTTGACCGAGATGTTCTGGGCCGGGTGGTGTACCAGCTCAACAAGGCCGAAGGCAACCGCATCGGCGTGAGCCTTACGGGGGTGTGATATGGGGTATATCAAGCTCAACGGCCGCAGCTTTGACGCTGATGTTGCCATCTCCAAGTACAACCGCAATTTCAACGTCTTAGACGGCGAAAATGCGGGCCGCGCCATGACGGGCCGGATGATCCGGGACATCATCGGCACCTACCTGGGGCACAAGATCACCGTCTTCCGCCGGGGCAACAACTACGCTGGTCTTGACGAGTTTTGGGATTACCTGTACCAACACAGCGTGGACGATTCCGTCCTCCTAGAGGCCGCTGACGGGCAGACCTCCATCTCCTACGAGGCGTACTACACCAGCGCAACGCAGGACCTGGAAAAGGTGGAGAATGGGGCCAATTACTGGGGAGAGATCGAGGTCAACTTTATCCCAATGGAAGCGCAGGTGAGACCGTGAGCAAGACGATCATCTGCTACAAGGACGTTGCCATTGGCGCAGAAGATAATGCAATTGTCGAGACTTCCGGGGCTGATGTTGCCTCCGAGGCAGGTGAGCTGCTGGCGGGAATTACGCCTCAGCCGATCCTGACCTGCGAGCCAAATGGCTGGCCGCTGGATGGCAAACGGTGGCCGAAGGACACACAGCGCATCGCCCTGTGGTCTTCGGGGCAGTCTGGGGCGGACGGCGTGTTTTCGTCTCCTCCGAGCATCCAGATCTCTTTCCACCAGCAGTACTCATCGATGGGAATCATGCTGCTGTTTGATACCGCCGGGGGCGAGTGGTGCAGTGAGGTCAGTATCCGGTGGGTCCAAGGCGGTGTGACAAAGGCAACAAAGACGTTTTACCCCGACCAAAGTACCTATTTCTGCGAAAATGCTGTAGAAGCATTTGACGGCGTGCAAATCGATTTGAAGAAGACCAACCTCCCATACCACTACGCCAAACTGGAGCGCATCCTTTTTGGTGTCTGGCGGTATTTCGACGCGGAGGAATTCCGCAGCGCCTCCATTGTGGCGGAAACAGACCTGCTGTCTTCGCGGCTGGCGGCATCCACGTTCCGCTGGACACTGGACAGCAAGAAAGACGCTGAGTATATGTTCCAGCTCAAACAGCCGATGGAGGTCCGCAATGATGGTGACCTTGTAGGTGTATTTTACATCGACAGATCCAGCCGCCGGGGGGCAAGGCTCTACGACATCGAATGCAAGGATGCAATCGGGGTGCTGGGAGATAGCCAGTTCCCCGGCGGCGTCTATTCCGGGAAATCCGCCAAGGCCATTTTGACGGAGATTCTGGGCGGCATTTTTGGCACGGAGTATTCCGGGGTGGCGGATACCACTCTGACCGGGATCATTGCTCCTTGCACCCGGAAAGAGGCTCTGCAGCAGCTGTTGTTTGCCTGGGGCGTCTGCGCCGCCACGGATGGAACCGAGAAGATCCGCATCTTTGCGCCGGCATCTACGCCCACAACGGTAGATGCAAATAGGGTGTACAGCGGGGTAGAGGTAAAAACGGCATCTATCGTGACTGAGGTCCGTGTTGTCGCACATACCTACACCGAAAGCGCCAACGGCAGCATCACTGTCGGCTCCAAGAAATATGCGGACGAGACCCGGACGTACAGCATTAAGAATCCGGGGGTCACGGCGACGGACAAGGAGAATGTGGTGGAAGTCACGGGTGCTACGCTGGTATCTCCGTCTATCGGACAGGCAGTGACCCAGAGGGTATATAACTACTATGCACGCCGGAATACCCACACTGCCAAAATCGTTTGGGCCGAAGAGAAGCTGGGAGACTGCGTGAAGTTACCAAACCCGTGGGGCGAAACCAACACCGGAAACGTCATCCGGATGGAGATTGCGCTGTCCAACACCATCGCCGCTCGTTGCGATAGTCTGGGGGTGTAAAAGTGAGCGTAACGATCACCAACCTGGTGGGGAGTATCGGCAGCTTTGAGAGTGGGACGTGGAATCTGACAACAGCCGAAAAAGCCTATACCTACATTGCTACCGCGCGGGCAAAATACGGCTCGAATTCCCTCCAGATGAAGGGCGATACCTCCGTATTTGAGCGGACGTATACTCTGCGCAACTCCGGGGGCGTTGTAAAGCCGACGCTGGTCCCCACCCACAAGTACTATGTGCGGGTGGAGACCTACCAGGAGGAGGCCGCGGGGTCCACGGACATCTATTGGCCCATTGCGGAGCCTTCGATGCTGGCAGGGCAATCCGGCCCGGCTGGGCAGTGGAATGTCTGCTCCACGGTGGTGGACCGCAGCAGCTTTTCTGCCGGATCGTATGAAATGCGCATTGATTACAACAATGCAAATACTGCCGGGACCATGTGGTTTGATGGCTTGATGTTGGTGGATCTCACGGACGCCTTTGGGGCCGGGTATGAGCCCACGGCGGCCTGGTGCGACGCCAACATCCCGTTTACGGATTCCACGGCCTCCGTCCCTGATCCGGCCCCGAAGGCGCCTACCGGACTTATGGTCGCCGAAGAGAGCAAGGACGGCGTAACACTGGCTTGGGATGCAGCAAAGTGGGCGGAAGGGTACAAGGTGTACCAGAATGGAACACTCCTGGCAACGGTGCCGGGCAGGACAACCGTTATGGTGCAGCCCACTGTGTACGGGAGAGTTCTGCTGACCGTGTCTGCGTACAATGCCGCAGGAGAGAGCGCACAAAGCACGGCGGTTTCCGTGACAACGCGGATGTATCTTATCACGGACCGGACGGCGGCAGATCTCGCGCGGTGGCAGGAGCTCCATGCAAAGGGATATAATGGGCTTACCGCAGCCGAAAAGATCGAATGGGCGCAGGCTGAAATGCGGGGCGCGTATAACGTCAGCGACCTGAACCGTGTCGGCAATGCAATTGTGTATCTCCGGGACCGAATCAATAACTACGGATATGCCGTCAATGTCACGCCCAAGACGGATTGGAAGACGGGGGATAAACCGACGGCAGCACAGCTGCAAAAATACCTGGCGGACGTATCCACGATCCGTGGGGCCGTTGGGGAGCTGTCGAGCCTGCCGGAAGTCCCTACGCGAATTTATCCCTCTGCCACCGGGAAAAGCGACGGCCTGACCGTCGAGAAGGCTAACGACATTGAGAGGATGCTGTCCCAGTTGGACAGTGCCATCACAAAAATGCTCTCCTCCTGGTGGGGGTGCGGTGAGATTGGATGTGGTGAAGTGTGAAAGACGGAATCAGCAAAGCGAACGGCAACAGCCGGTATCTAAAATCGGTAGCAAATTTCCTTACGCTGTATCCTGACTATGAGGCGTTTGCCGCGGCTCTTGTGGAAGGAACTCTGCCCATCGACCTGAACGGTCTGAACGACGCCGGGTGGGAGCAGAAACCTACCTATCTGAATAAGGCCAATCTGCTGGATGATACCACGGCCAGCAAGCTGGGGCTCACGGGGGACCCGACCGTCAACCAGGCCCTGGCGGGGATCCTGCGCAAGCCCATCCAGGCGACGCTGACGGTCTCCGGATGGACGGCCGTCACCGGCGGGTACACCCAGAGCGTGGCGGTGGCGGGCCTCCTGACCACGGATGACACCCGGACACGGGTAGACCCGGTGCGCAGCGAGAGCGGGTCCCAGGCCAACGACGAGGCCTTCGCCTGCCTGCAGGAGCCGGGGGCCTACGTGGGGTGCCGCCAGAACGGCTATCTCTACTGCAGGGTCGTCAACAAGCCCACTGCGGCCATCAAGCTGCAGGTGACCATCGGGAGGTGAGGGGATGGGACAGCTCAGTGTGGGCGGCATGTCCGCCCAGTTCCGGCCGGTTCTGGCGCTCCTGACGGAGAGCGGCACCTATACCGTCCCCTATGCCGGATGGTACCGCATTACCGCCATCGGACACGGCGCCGGCGGATACGGAGACGATTCCGCTCCGCTCTCCACCCCTGCTCCCGGAGGTGCAGGCGGCGGCGGATATCTGGACAAGTATCTCCCGGCGGGAGCAGTGCTGACGGCTACCATTTCGGATATGGCCAGCACACTCTCTTACGGCGGGAGCGCTTTGATCTCCGCCGCCAGAGGCAGCGGCAAGACGGCGGGGGCCGTTACCGGCTCTGGCGTGGTGGCATTTCCTAGCAACGGGACCGAAACTCCGGACGTCACGCCGCCGGACGGCATCTATGACGCCAGTCTCCGCTCCGTCGGCGGAGCGGCAGGCCTGCGGGACGACGAGGCGGTAAGTGCAGCCGGAGGGGCGGGCCTCTTCGGCGGGGACGGAGGCGATGGCGGATATGCGCTGTCCGAGTCCGGCAACACACATACCAGCAACGGCAGGACCGGCAGCCGCGGGGCCGGCAGCGGAGCCAACGGCAATCTGTATTATGTTGGCAGTACCAAGGGCTACTACTCCGGGGCCGGAGGCGGAGGCGGCTACGGCGGAGGAGGCGGCAAGCCGACCGCAGTCCGCAACGACGCCTACTATACCGGCTGGCTGGGTGCGGGGTCCGGCGGCGCGGGATGCGTGCGCATCGAGAGGATCCGATAATTTTGAGGAGGTGACCCATGGAGAACGAGACTGAGTATGTGCGGCGGCTGCAGGAGGTGGATGACCGCTCCCGGCGCAACGAGGGGCGGATCAAGAAGCTGGAGGCAGACCAGAAGGCCTTGCTGGAGTTGACCTCCTCCGTGCGGGAGCTGGCCAACGAGCAGGGGCATGTCAAGCAGGACCTGGCGGAGATCAAGGAGGATGTCAAGGGCCTGGCGGCCCGGCCCGGCAAGCGCTGGGACAGCATTGTGAGCACGCTGCTGGCGGCTCTGGCGGGGGGCCTTTGCCGCCTGGCTCATCAGCGGCGGCGGGATGTGAGAGAGGAGCGAGAGCATGAGCAAGGTTACTGAGACCGTCAACGCCTACGCCCAGGGCGGCATCACCCTGGAGGAGTGCAACCGGCGTCTTCGGGAGCTGGGCCACCCCATCCTGGTGGACCCGGACCGCCCCCGGCTGACGCCGGAGATGATCGCCGATGGCTGGGGCCTGCTGGACACCGGCACCGGCACCCTGGACCCCGTGCAGGTCCGGGACGATGAGCTGGTGGACTGCGACTGCGGCGAGATGCCCGCCTTCGTTTGCCTCAAGGGCGACTGGTACGCCGTCGAGGGCCGCAGGGTGCTGCGGTAAGGAGGCGGGTATGCAGAGTATCTATGCCCATCCCGGCGTTCACCTGGCGCTGGGGCGCAAGGGTGAGACGCTGGCCCGACAGGTGGTCTTCGACCTCCGGGCCTGGCGGGCGGCTTACGGCGACGGCGCCGTGAGCCTCTGCGCCAAGCGGGCGGGGGACGCGGAGCCCTATCCCTGCGGCGTGACGCAGGAGGAGGACACGGCGGTCTGGGTGCTGCGGGCCGCCGACGTGGACAAGCCCGGCTGGGGCGACGTGCAGCTATCTTACTACGTGGGGGACACGCTGGCCAAGTCCCAGACCTGGCGGACGCTGGTGGCGCCTTCCCTCTGCGCCTGCGGGGACCCCGGCGAGGTGCAGCAGGGCTGGCTGGACCAGGCAGGCAAGGACGCCGCAGCGGCCCAGCAGGGGGCCAAGAATGCCCAGGAGGCGCAGAAAGCCGCAGAGGACGCCGCCAAGGCGGCGAAGGGCTCGGCGGATGCGGCGGCGGGCGCGGCCATGGCCGCCCAGGATGCCACGGAGCACCCGCCCCGCATTAACGAGGAGACCCAGACCTGGCTCATCTGGCAGGATGGGGCGTACCGGGACACGGGCCTGCCCATCGCCATTGACGGCAGCCTGCCGCCCGGCGGAGACCCGGGGGACATCGTGGTCCGCACGGCGGACGGGGCTCGGTGGCAGCCGGACCAGCTGATGGTCTCTGATATCCTGGATGTATTGGCTGAAAATAGACTGCTGGCGGCTGTCGAAGATGGCAGCGGCGCTGTTTTGGCAGATGAAAACGGAAATGTTCTTTGGTGGTAAGGAGGTATTATGGAACTTCGCAGGGTAACAGAGTTAGTTGAGCTGGAAGAGCTTCCGCAGGATGCCAGCATTATCCTAGTGGACGGGAACGAGGCAAAGAGGATGTCCGCCGAAAAAGCCGGACTGGGTGGCAATAGCCAAAACCCGTCCGCACAGGTAACGGTGTTCCAACGGAAGGAGAAAAAATAAGATGGCGATTACTGTAACGTATAGTTTGTGGCTTGGCGATGCTGAGGCAACCGCTCAACAGGTCTACGATGCTTTTATGGACGGCATTGTTCGCATCGACAAAGGGGACGGCAATGTGATTTCCCCAACAAGTATTTACTGGGAGAACAGCGATGGCACGCAGACGGACCCCACTGCTGTGACCTATGTGGAAACTTTTGACGATAATGGGACACTTGCCAAAAACGGCACCATGTACAATCCCGGGTGAGTGAGGGGCTAGTATGAATAAGCAGAATTTGCGGCTGATGTGCCAAGCAATTTCTTTCAAGTTGGCGAGACCGGGCCCGAAAACAAAAGAGATGACGGAGCCTGTTGGCGTAGATGCGGACGGGAGGCTGTGGACGAAAGGGCAGAGCTATGGATATGATGTGAAGTATCCAGCTGTAAGCATTTCATGGGATGGGACAATCGGGGATCGGGAGACCGTCAATCTGGGCGATGAATCCTTTGTCCGAGTATCCGATTTGACGCCCACTTTGTTCGAACTTTGCAATAGCACTGTTTCAGTCGTACTTTCTGGTGCTGAGAAGGAGTACGGTCCTTTTGAGGCTGCAGACCTTGGCCAAGACGATGGTTTTACAATCATTGGCGAATTCGCCTTAGTCGTATACCGCCCAGTTACTGCGCTTGGCGCATATTGGGAGCATCCTGGCGTCTACATGATATATGTAGACAGTGAGACGTATTGCCGCTCGCTGACACATTCGGATATCGTTGAGGCGGTACAGATCCCGGCAAAGTACGTTGATTTATCCAACGTATATGATATCGTGACCGTGGAGCACGAGTATTCCTGGACCGGAGATACCGACGGGCGAGATCATTTCATCCACAACGGGTTTGAATACTACAAAGTATCTGATGATGCTGTCGCCTTCGATGTGGTGAAATCTGCATACGCAATCGATCAAAACAACTCGCAGGATTATGGCGAACTGCATTCTGGAGACGGTTGCTACGCTGCTGGTGCTGGGTGGATCGTTGCTACACGTGCTGGCGATTGTGCACTTCAGGTCGCAGGAACAAGCACTACAATGGGCTTTAACTCTCCTGGCATAGGCGTGTACTTGCGCCTCCACGGAGTAGTGTGGACAAAGTCGCTGCATTTGTCCGCCGAGCACCAAATTATTAAGCTGCGCAATTCCTTGGGGGACGAATGCGGCCTTTGGCTAGGCGCCAACGGCGTTGTCTCGTCTGTTGAGCTGCACTAAGTAATCGTGAGCGGGGGAGACCCCCGCGGAAAGGAGAACAGTATGGATATCAACACCCTGGGCATTACGGGGGTGGCGGCCATCACCGTCATCTGCCTGCTGATCGGGCAGGCCGTCAAGGCCAGCGCCGTGGACAGCAAGTGGATCCCCATCATCTGCGGCGTCTGCGGCCTGATCCTTGGCATCGCCGCCATGTACCTCATGCCGGACTTCCCGGCCACCGACTACATCACGGCGGCGGCCATCGGCATCGTCTCCGGCCTCGCTGCCACCGGCGCCAACCAGGCCATGCGGCAGCTCAATGAGTAACCCCTGCGCGGTGACCGTGCCGCTCTCCCGGATCGGGCGCATCCAGATCTACGTCAACACCCGACGGAAGACGCTGACCCAGATCATGCGGGAGACGGGGGCGGATTACGGGATCAACGGGACCCTCTACAACATGCGCACCCTGGCCGTCAACTGCCACCTCAAGGCGGACGGCAAGGTCCTGGCGACGCCCGCCTACACCGTGGCAGGCTACGCCTGGGACCAGGGGCCGGACATCCGCATGGACGCGCTGCCGGACAGCGCCCGCAGCTACATCGCCTGCACGCCCCTGATCGTCAGCGGCAAGGCCCTGAGCAAGCTTACCTACGATCCCGGACAGGGCGGCAAGCGGGGCAGGAGCGCCATCGGCATCAAGGGCGACCGGCTGGCCCTCTACTGCTCCCGGGACGGCTCCGCTTCCGCCCGGACGCCGGAGGCCCTGCGGGACGACCTGACCCGGGCGGGCTGGACCAGCGCCGTGATGCTGGACAGCGGCGGCAGCAGCCAGTGCGACTTCCAGGGCCAGCGGATCACCAGCTCCCGGAGGGTGCAGCACTACATCCTGGTATATCTCAACGACAATGAGCCGGAGGGAGGCAAGCCTATGGTAGAGATCAACGCGTACAGCAAGGCCCAGGACGGCTCCAAAAAGCTGTCCACCAACTTCAAGGTGAGCGAGTTCGCGTGCAGCGACGGCAGCGACGCCGTCCTGGTGGCACCCCGGCTGGTGATGGTGCTGCAGAGCATCCGGAGCCACTTCGCGGCACCGGTGACTATCCACAGCGCCTACCGGACGCCGCAGTACAACACCAAGGTCGGCGGCGTAGCCCATTCCCAGCACTGCTACGGCACGGCGGCGGACATCAGCGTCAAGGGCAAGACGCCCGCCCAGGTTGCCGCTTACGCCCGGGAGATCATGCCCGACTGGGGCGGCGTTGGCATCTATGCCAAGCAGGGCTTTACCCACATCGACATTCGCGAGGCCCGCGCCGACTGGACGGGCTAACAATTTGAGAGGAGGCAAGCCAGATGATGGCAACATCCGCACGGCCCCGCCGTGTCCTGCAAGTCCGGCGACAAGATGGACGCACAGCACCGGGAGATCAGAGCGCTGCTCTCCGGCATGGCCCCACGCCGGGCCACGGAGGCGGTCCGTGCGGCGGGCTTGCCGCCGGACGAGGAGACCTGCATCGTTGAGGTGGACGTCCTGGGCCGCAGCTGCCTGCAGACTGCCGCCCGGCTCAGCCTCAGCATAGACGGGCTCTATAAGCTCCGCCGGAGGGCCTATGCCCACCTGGCGGATGACATCAGGGGATAGCAAGAGGCCGTGCCCAATTTGGGCACGGCCTTTTGCTTATTTTTGGATTTCGACGCCATTTTGCCAGCGGGCGCAGAGATCGGAGGAGGAGAGCACATCGTCTTCGCCGCGGATAAACATCCGGGCAAGCTCTGCCCCGTCGGAGCACACATCCTCCTCCAGGGAGCGGAGCTCCACGACGGCCCCGCGCTTCGCCGCTTTCTCCGCCCAGCTGTGGGCGAGGGGAAAGTCCGGGGAGGAGCCGCCGTAGCGGCGCTCTCCGTTGGCCTCTGCGATCCAGAAATACAGTGGCATGCTGTCAGTCATCTTGGGCAGGTTGATGATGTTTTCCATGTTTATTTCCTCCTGGGCTCTTGCCCTCAGCAGAAAAAACCGTGCCCTTGATAGGGCACGGTTTTCCCGATGCTTAACTGCACAAGATTATGTTTCAACCCACGGGGCCAGGATCGAGGCCCACCAGGTGCGGACGCCCTCCGTACCTGACGAGATTACTATAGCGCATACCGCCGCTGTTGTCAAGGGTACCCCCCGCAGAATGCAGGCAGAATCCGGGCAGTTTGACTGCCCGGATTTTTTGTACCATAAGGGAAGAAGGAAGGTGGTTAAATGTTTGATCGCCTTATCGCCTGCGGCTTTACGGATCGCATGGCCTGGGACATCATTATTGCTTACGCCAACGATCTGGACGGGCTGGCGCAGTACGTAAAAACCATTGAGCTGATGCATAGCGCCAGGTCGGATCATGTATAGCTACTTTAACCCAAACCCCAACGGGCGTAACGTTTCCGATTGCACAGTGCGGGCGATCTGCAAAGCAACCAGAAAGGACTGGGGCGAGGTGTATTTAGCGCTTTGCATCCAGGGGTACTTGGACGGTGATCTGCCCAACGCCAACGCCTGCTGGGGCGCTTACCTTCGCAAGCTGGGGTATCGGAGGCATATCGTCCCAGATACTTGCCCGGATTGCTTCACGGTGGCGGATTTTGCGGCGGAAAGGCCGGTAGGCACATACATTTTGGCGCTATCCGGGCATGTGGTATGCGTGCAGGATGGTGTGATTTGGGATTCGTGGGATTCTAGCGGCGAAGTGCCGCTGTACTACTGGGAAAAAGAAACGGAGGCATAAACATGGCGTTTAATCCTTACTACCAGAACCCGTATTATCCGCAGCCGATGCCCGATAATCTCATGCAGATGCGGCAGCAACAGATGATGCAGCCGCAGATGCCGCAGCCCGTACCGCAGAATCCGGTGGCGCAGGGCGGCGTGCAGTGGGTCAGCGGGGAACAGGAGGCCCGAGGATACCTGATCGCCCCCAACTCTGCCGTTGCTCTGTGGGATAGCACAGCGCCGACGGTGTACCTCAAACAGGCGGACGCAAGCGGAAAGCCGACGCTTAAAATCTACGACCTCGTAGAGCGCACAGAAACGGCCATTCCGGCGCCACAAGGCAAAGCTGTGGAGTTTGTTACCCGAGAAGAATTTGAGAAACTGGCGGCTCTTGTGGGCGAAATGAAGGGCAAAAAGAAGCGCAGAATGGAAGAGGAGGACGATGACGATGAGTAATCCGTTTATGGCTGCGCTTGGCGGCGGACAGATGGCCGGGCCGATTGGCGGCTTTGCCAAGATGGTGCAGCAGTTCAACCAGTTCAAGGCGAATTTCAAGGGAGACCCCAAAGCGGAAGTTGAAAAGCTGTTGCAGAGCGGAGCGATTTCGCAGGATCAGCTCAACCAGCTTCAGCAGATGGCAAAGCAGTTTCAAAACCTGGTGCAGTAATCATCAACATAAATCAACATCGTGGCCACGATTTGATAAATAATTAAAAGGAGTGATTTTATGTCTCTTTCCGATGGCGGCGCTCCCATGCTGACCATGCCGGTCTCGCCTACCAACAACGGCGGCGGTTTCGGCTGGGGCGGTGACGGCGCATGGCTCATTATTCTCTTCCTCATTTTTGCCGTCTTTGGCTGGGGCGGCAACAGCTGGGGCAACAACGCTGGCAATTCCGGCGGCGTGGTCGATGGCTATGTGCTGACCTCTGATTTTGCTAATGTCGAGCGCAAGATCGACAGTGTAAATCAGGGCCTTTGTGACGGATTTTACCAGCAGGCGCAGCTTGTCAACGGCACCAACATGGCAATGGCCAACGGCTTTGCACAGGCTGAACTTTCCCGCAGTAACCAGCAGGCGGCTCTCATGCAGCAGTTGACTGCCATGCAGATGCAGGCCGCTGAGTGCTGCTGCAACACCCAGCGTAGCATTGAGGGCGTGCGATATGACATGGCCGCGCAGGCGTGCGATACCCGGAACACGGTGCAGAACGCTACCCGGGATATCATCGACAATGCCAACAGCAACAGCCGCGCGATCCTCGATTTCTTGACCCAGAGCAAGCTTCAGGATCTCCAGAGCGAGAACCAGGGCTTGAAGCTGGCCGCATCTCAGGCGGCGCAGAACAGCTATCTGGTGTCCCAGCTGCGGCCTTCTCCCATTCCGGCCTACACGGTGCAGAACCCCTATTGCTGCAACCAGTTTGCCGGTTGCGGCTGCTGACAACTGCATAGCATCAGCTGTTCGGAATTTCCGAACTGTTCAGCCCCGTGCTGATACTGATACCAACGCGGCGGGGCAATCGCTCCGCCGCTGTATTTTAACCTGGTCGAAATCGACCCCTTTAGAAAGGACTGATTATTTTGGCAGAGTACACAAACGCGAATATTGTAAGCGTAGCCGCAGGGCAGAACGTCCCCTTGACCGAAACGGCGGTCAATAGCAAGCCGTGTATCGTGCATCGCCAGGGCGCAGGCATTGTCACGCTGCGCGGCCTCACTAATCAAAATCGCGCCCTGTTTAGGATCTCCTTTGGCGGCAACATCGCGATTCCAACCGGAGGCACGGTTGAGGCCATCACGGCGGCGCTTGCCATCAACGGAGAGCCGCTGACCAGTGCAACGGCAACTGTCACGCCTGCGGCGGTAGAGAACTACTTTAACATTTATGTTTCCGCACAGGTTTGCGTCCCGAAAGGCTGCTGCCTGACGGTCGCAATGGAAAACACCAGCACTCAGGCCGTCAACTTCGCCAACTCGAATCTGACGGTTGAGAGAATCGCATGAAAGGAGAATGGACATGAGTAAGAAAGCAATGTATGATCTTCGCAATATGCTGTGCGACGAGCTGAACGAGCTGGCCCGTAAGGGTGAGCTGGGCGCCGGGGACCTGGAGATTGCCCACAAGCTGACGGCCACCATCAAAAATATCGATAAAATTGAGATGATGGAAAGCGAGGGCTATTCCGGCACCGGCGACTGGGAAGCCGATATCCGGGGCACCTACGGCCACGGCGATTCCTGGCGGGGCCGCCATCGGGATTCCCGCGGTAGGTATAGCCGCACTGGCGGGGCAGAGCACCTGCGGGAGCAGCTCAATGATATGATGCGGGAAACCGACGACGAACGGGTAAAGGAGGCCCTTCGGCGGGCAATGTCCCTGATGGAGGGCTAAGGGGGTGTAACCCCATGATCGACGAGAACGAGCTCCGGCTATGGATCAGCCGCCTAGAAACGGAAGAATCTAGCTGGAACAACTACGAGAAACTGGCGGCTCTCTACATCATCCAGAACCAGCACAAGAAAACGCCTGAGGGTACGGCGCCGCCGATTATGTACTCCGCTGCGGCAGCTCCTGCCGTCATAGCGAGCGCTGACGTGGAGGAGTACGGCGATACCGATTTTCTCCGGGCTGTCGCCGGAAAGGACCCGGCAAAGGCGTGGGCGGTTGTGGATGAGCTGATGGATACGCTGCGCATTGTAAACGAGCGGGTTTACAACAGCGTAATGCGAAAGATTCAGGCATTATAAGCTATTGCCTCGCTTTAAGGCGGGGCAATAGTATTATACAATCAATACCCATCCACTGAGGGGAATTAATTGTATAATACTTTTTCTCAAAAAATAACGTTATGTGTTGATATCAAATTCTAAGTGCCGATCTGGAAACCACCGAATTTCTTTTACAATCACCCGCCAAAATTCCCGTTTTTCTTCCCGGGATAGTTCGGCGTAAATGTTGCGCCAGTCGCCGGATAATATTTTTTCCACCTTATCCAATTTTGGGGTTTTTTTGGCGTTCTGTTTTTCTTCCATTGCTGCAATTGCGGCGCAGATTTCCGCATGATCTTTTTTGAATTCCTCCAAGGAGATTAACTCGTTTAAATACAAATCCTTCAGCCTGGATAACCGGGCTTTTTTTGATGCGATAAGCGCTTGGTAATTTTCTTTTTCCTCAGATTCCTCCATTCCCATTAAATTGGATTTATAGCTTTTCAATTTGTTTTCAACGGAGTTCATCAAAAACGCTTCTATTTTTTTCTCGCTGATGGATTTTGCGTTGCCGCATGGGCGGCGTCGGCAATAATGGTTTTGGCAATTGTACGATACGTTTTTTTGATCCTGATTGATTCTCCCGCTAATATGCCCACCGCAATCCCCGCAAATCATAAGGCCGGTAAACAAATATATCCGATTTTGCTGGCATTTTCGGACAATCGTTTTTCGCAAGGTTTGATTTTTATCATACCGCTCTTTGGTAATATAAGGCGGGCACATCCCGTCGGCCCTAAAATATTTCCCGTAATATGCCGTGCTTCGAATTATTTTGCTGATAGCCTGATATGATAAAAATATCCCGTACTTTTCCGCAATTAAATCCTGCGTTTGGCTAATAGAGCCGCAAGCGGCGTACTTTGCAAATAGCTCATTTACCGCCGTTTCCGTTTGGGGGTCCTTAATATATTTTTTCCCCTCGATGATGTACCCAAATGGCTTATCTCCGGTCAGCGCTTCGCCACGTGCCCGTTTTCCGTCAAAAACAAACTTAATACGTTCGCTTGTTCTATCGGCTTCATCCTGTGCGACGGAAAGCATGATGTTTACTTTCAACCGCCCAGCAGCCGTCTGAGTTTCATAATCTTCATTTGTGGCTTGCCATACAACTTTGTTTCGCTCTAAAATCTCCTGGACGGCGTAGTAATTTCCCACATTGCGGAACCACCGGTCCAGCTTGATAAAAAGGATAATATCGATTTTTTTTGCTTCCACATCATCCAGTAACCGCAAAAGAGCGGGGCGTTTTTTATATGGCTTTCTTGCGGAAATACCAGCATCCTCATATACGCCTACT